GGGGTTTTTATTTAAACTATATCTATTTAAAGTGTTGTCAGCCATTATGTTGTCCTATTACTATGTCCACGTGCCTTCTCCCATATTACCAACTCCGCCTTGAGCATCATTGTCTCCAGACTGTGTATTACTATGAGAATTACTAAACGAGTCATTTACAGAATTATAGTTTTCTGCGCTAATTGTTGTTCCAGGCCCTGTAGGTCCATTCCCACCATCACCACTGCTAGATGGTGGTCTGTATGTTTTTGAATATCCTTTTATGTCAAGTACACGTGTTGTCGTGAATTCTGGTTGTACGTGTCTCATAGTACCTGCAGATAAGAAGTTATGAATAGTTCTTGAAAAACTGTTTTCCGGTCTATATGTACTAATGTTTAAAAGTTCAAATTTACCATTTCCAGTTGGGAACGATAATGTATCGTTGTTTGGAATGAAGAACGATCCAGTGATCTCTCCATACTCATTTGTTTCTAGTGAAGAAGCAGCTCCATTAGGATGATTGGTATAATTTGAATATTCATCGCCATAATCAGAATCCCAATCTGAGAAGAAATGGAAATCGGAATCAGAACAATAATCAGACACGTTTATTCCATTGAAGAAAGCAAAGTGTCTTGCATTGGGTTGTAATCCTGTAGCTTTGAAATAAACCTTATTTGATCTCATTGTATCAATGTGCTTCTCAAACAAAAAGGTATCATGACCAGTATATTCAACATCTGGTTCAGCCTCTTGAACTGACAACCAATAGTTAGTATTACCTGATTTCATAGTTTTAGATTTATCACCAATCTGCAGTTCCTCTAGAGACTTGCCCTTCCAGTTCCAAGTGTATTTGTTATACCAACTTACGGCATCAGCATTAATAACGGTGCCTAAGTCTGTAACATTCCTTGGCTCTTTAAACACATCAAACCAAGTGTCGGAAGATGGTGACAGTTGCAGGTTTCCTTGATAACTTTGTACATTAAACTCATTTAGGCTAAAGACTTTACTAATTGTACTTTGGTCAACGTATACTTCTTCCTCATAAGTTGGAAACACATAGTCTCCTTTTCTAACAACATTAAAGTTATTAGGATGATCGGAATCATAGAATAAATTAACGTTTCTTACAACCTGCTGAGGAAACACTCTTCCAGCTTTGAAATCTGTAGCTGAACTTGAAGAAGGGTCTTTGAAATTGTTTGTACCAAAATTATCTACTACAAAACCAGACTTGGTTCTTTCCAATTGTTGATCGTCAATAACCTGAAGGTTTTTAGTGTGAAGTTCTAAAAGAGACAATGATGTGATTGCTTCTAGATTGTCAAGTCTATTTTCTAAAAGTCCAATGTCCTTCATAGTATATCTTCTGTGTTTTTGTTTTACAGAGATTAAGTCTGTTTTGTCAAGTGTGTTAGATCCAAGATTAAAATAATATAAGGATAATGTATTAAGAGGAGTTTTAGGTGGCGGTGCAGCTATAGAAGCAATTCCTTCAATATAATCTAGAGTGCCATCTTCCTTTGCAACAAGTCTATCAGATCTTGGAAGATAATACTCAGCATCAATATCCAATACTCCAGTTGGAGTAGGAAGCTCAAATACTTTAGAGTCTGCACCAACATATAGTCCATCAGAATCCTGAACAGGTCTAAAGTCCAAATAGTTTCTTAAATTAATTTTTTCACCAGTATTAAGGGTGTGCTCAGGAATGTCCTTATATTCAATATCAGAGTAAGATCCAACATCAAAGTAATCTCCTGTACCAGTATGAGCAAAGTATCTATAAAATACTCTTAAACCATTTCCTCCAGCATCACCAGGAGTTGGAACGGACAAACCAGGCTTAAGAATAACTCTTCCCTTAGCATAATAATTATCTCTTTGACCATTATCTAAAGTAAAGCTAGCTGTAAATTCATTTGTAGAATCACCTGTTTCATATACATTTGAGAAATCGTAAATGTCAGCTCTATGCAAATCTACAAACTTAATACCTTCTCCATTTGATTCTACATAACCATCAATATATTTGGTTGTGAGAACTTTTTGTAACTTATTGACGTTAGGCTTTCTGACTGATGTAGCAAAGTTAATTGTTTGAGAAACAGTTCCGTTTCCATTAGGCAATCCAGTGATTGTAGCTTGGTCATTACTAGGAACATTTAATGAGATAGTCGGACTTAAAACACCTGAGCTATCGGTGATTAACCATTCATTATCGTCTCGGAACACTTCTGAACCAGTTGTATTAAGTGTGACTTGGCCATTCAAAGTAGTTTGAGTAAAATATCTTTGTACATTAATATCTGCACCAGATAACAATTTTGGTCTATTAAGAGGTAACTTAAACAACAAGTTGTTATTGGGAACATCAATTCTATTTACTTTTCCGCCCACTAGAGTGGGGTTAAAATAACTTGACGTGCTGGTACCAATTGACTTAGTATCTCTAAAATCTTTACCCACGTTCATGTTAATGTCAAACAAGTGGTAACGCCAATCAGCTCCATCTTGATTAATATATCTAACTTTACAGCTTCCAATAGCATTACCAACAAAGTCACTATCATCCATAATAGTCTGAGAATCAAACTGAGCAAGATTTGGCATACCAAAAATTTCTGCTTCTGGTACCATTACATAATTGCCAAAGGGAGTTGGTACAAGTTCATCAGTTTCACTAATTGTACTTTGAGCTTTAGGAACTCTAAACAAATTGTTTGTACCTGAGGTCACTCTTGCGCCTTTTACAACCGCTATTCCATCGCTAATGACCAATTTCAAGAAATTAGTATCGGAATCATCTTCAAAGGAGATCTTGAAATTTTCTGCAATGTAATCACCTGAGTTTTCAAATATTCTTTTGTTAACTAACTCATTAGGAATCTTATAAGAGTCTACTACTTGAGTATCACTAATTATAATTCCTCCTACAATATTACATAATTCAAAATAATTATCATTAGCAGAAAGGTTAGCCTTCTCTTCAATTGTAAGAGTAATTTTATATCTGTCAGCACCAGGTGCTGTTACATTAGGAATCGAGCCTTGATTGTCATACAATCCATCATCGTCAGTGGCTGTAAATACTTGTTCATTTACTTTTAAAACAACTGTTGTATCAGGTTCATTGCTGTATTTGCTAATAATCTTAGATGTTGATTCTACAAAGATAAAGAACCCTTTAGCATAGTAGATTGAATTTCCTAATACAAACCTGGATCCCGATCCAGCTACATCAGAAGCTGATAAAACCTTTAGACCAGGGTTTCCTGATGAGGTCAAATTCTCACCAGAGGACGCTCTTACTGTTGTAGTATTTCCAGCAACAGCTTGAGAGCTATTTTTTGTACTAATGTATCTTACATATAGAGTTGTTGGATCTGCACCAGTTGCTGATACAACTTCTAAGACTTCAAACTGTACTGCTGATGTTCCTCCTGTGTAAATTTCACCAATTAATGAACTGGTGTCTGCAGGAATGTTGCTCTGAGCATCATCTAGTTTAATATATTCATATCTGTTATCTATCGAATGGCCACCAAACTGCACAGCGGTGCCATCTTTGAACAAGTTGTTGCCCATGCGCTCAATCTGCTTCTGCAGAATTGTTTGCATCTGAGTAAGTTCTCTAGCTTGTAGTTTTTTACCGCTATTAAAAAGGATTCTGTAATAACCATCACTATCTAGATAGTCATCCTTGTAAGTCGATGAAAATGTATTTTTATTAACACTAGTAGCCATGGGTTATCCTTTAAAGAGATATAATAATTTTAACGTCTTCAACTTGACCTTCAATTCTTTCAACTGCAGCCCTGTTTTCAAGATACATGATTTCGCCTGAGAACGGATCAATGTCTCCTTTTCTAACAACGGAGTCAATATCAAAGTTTCCTAGACCGTCAGCTGTTAACTGTCTTGATTTTTCGAATCTATTAAATCCTGTATCAATATTTTGTTGATAGTAAATCCTATCACTATCTATATCTACAATAAGTCCAGTAGCAGTACCATCTGTTACTGTCTGATCCAAAGTAAACTGACCGGCGTCTGCAGGAGATGACATAACCAAATAAGGAGAAACTCTACCAGTATCTTCAGTGTATGCAGAATCGATTCCAGCATAATATTGTTGATAGCCTTTATTGGGACTGTATACAAGAGCTACCTGTCTATAGTCTTGTTCATTGACAACCCAGTCTCTCCAACCGTCTGCGCCATCTTCACCACCAGAAGGTTTAACATTAAACATAATTGAGGCGGATCTAAGATCTTTAACTGGATTAGCACCAATTCCAGAATCTGGACCAAGGATAGGTCTAATGACACTACCCGTTCCTCCACCTCCAGACAACGTAACATTAGCGTAATCATAATTACGTCCAAATGCTGCAACACTGTCTAAGCTAGAATCTACTTCAACTTTAGAAATTACACTTCCTGAAATAGTTGCTACAGCTCCAGCGATAGGAGTGTTAGCATCAATACCAACACTATCTCCGTTACCTACAATTGTAATTGTGGGAGCTGATGTGAAGTCTCTGCCTCCACTATCAACAACCCATCCAAGTACTTGTTTGGGGATGGCATTCTCTCTAACTTCAGCTTGCTGTACCTGTAAACCAGTGAGACCAATTCCTCCTGAAGAATCATTGATGTATTCCACTGGCATATAGTTGGCTGATAAGAATTTGTTAGCAGTTGCACCACCAATTGTATACAAGAACTTCCAAATATATCCGTCTGCAGTCTTTTGTACAGTTCCAACGTTAGTAGTAGTTGGTTTAGAAGTAGATGGGTTCGCAACCCCTTCATCATTTGTAGATTGTTTCAAACAGATGTATACTTGGTTGTCATCGGTGAGAACATAATATGGATAAGTTGGATATGAACTATAATTGTCGTCATACCTTGAATAAATTGAACCCGAAGTCCAGTTGTGTCTTGGAACAACATAAGACACATCTACAATACGTTTAACTGACTGCCAGCCAAGTCTAAACTCTCTTTCGTTTAATACCGAATTTGTAGGCGTAGTAGGATTATCTCCTGCATCATCCCACGCATCGGAACGTCCAACTCCAACGTAATATCTTTCGAGGTTATTAGTCACCTCATTATAGATGACTTCTAAAAATTTTCTTTTTAAACTATCAGTAACTGTAGCTGGCATTTTTCTATCCTATTACACTATCGTCATATATGTATCAAAGTAATTGATCAAGTACCACTTAGTACCGTCCCACACAAACTGAGCAACGCCATTGGGTTCTAAAGTCAATGTGGTTCCTTGTGCAAAAGCCGCTCCTGATGAAAATTGAATGATAACGTCACCAGAACCAGTTGTTCCATTGGTAACCATTTTCATCTCACCAGCATTAGTTCCATCATTAATTCTTAGATGAAGATCCGTTGCTTTAGTGCTTCTTATTAAAGTAACGCTGGTATCAGCAGTTAGAGGAGCTCCAGCCGTAGCACCACCAGAGGTAATGTTAGATGTGGCTCCAACAGCTGCTTTCTTTATGATAACAGAACCAGTTCCTTTTGGCTCGATATTCAATGACGCATTTGTGTTTGCACTAATTGTAGAAATTACAGGATTGTCCGCATTGGTAACCTTAACGTGAGAGTTAGTTCCAGTTGCAGCAAACTCTAAGAGAGGCTCACCATTACTATCATTGATCAGTTGTTGAATTCTAGGTTTGTATAAAGTTTTATTTAAAATAGTTTGAGTAGCATTGTTAAATGTTAGAGTGTCATTATCAGTAAGGTTAGGAAGTGTAATGTTTCTATTGCCAGAAAGATTACCAGGCACCAAATTATACTGATGTGATTTGTCAAGGTCTTCAATCAACAATCTATCTACAGTAGCGCTGTCTAAATAAGGCTGTGTCAAAGTCTTGTTGGTAAGAGTTTGAGTAGCAGAGTCCACTACAATATTACCTGACACGTTTGGAAGATTTAGTAGATTATCTTGAGTAGGTTCAATTGCTCTTATTCTGGTCTCATAGTCATCAGCTGTCTTACCTTCAAAAGCAATAGCACTATCTTCAATAGATACTGAACCTACTGTATCACCACCAAGGCGAGTATACAGCTCACTGAAGTTGGCATTGATTTTAGTGCCGGCACTTCTAAGAGTATCTCCAGTCCCATCGTTGGCTGCTGTGCCTGTGCTAATAACTTGTCTAGTCATCTGAACCTCAAATTTACTTTATACTATTTATACGTTTAATAGTTGGAATCACTTAAATATCTTGTAAACATATCCTCATCCATTGTCTCAAGATCAAATGAGAAGTCAATAGATGCA